TTAACAATTTTTTCAATTTTGACATTATGTCTTAAAAGTAAACTGATTGTACGAGAAATTTTATTAACATTATTTTGACCTGAACATTTTTTATCATTGTCTTCAATATGTTCTAAAGCAACACCTTCAGATTCAGCTAATTCATATAAAGATTCAATTGTGCCAAATGTGGTGACTTCAGGTTCACGATGATTAGTTGAAACAAAAATCGCAAAGGGTCGCTTCATGGATTTATCTTTATATGACATTGATACATACCATTTTTTACCTTCAGAAACAATTTTACGACCCTTCATAGGATATTCAGATGGTAAGTCAACTTGGTGCGGAACAACCTCTCCACGCTCGTGTTCTTTCCACTCTTTAAAGAATTCTTTTTGTTCTTTTTTAGTGGATTTTTCATTTGATTTTTGTTCTTTTTTGGTTTCCAAAACAGCCATCATAGTGCCTTCACGATATGTAGTAACTCCGCGACCGCCTTCTTTCCATAATTTCCGATATAGATGATCAAAATCCTCAACTGGATAATCAGCAGGTAGATTGATTGTTTTGCTAATAGAATTATCAATATATTTACTCAATAGAATAAACGTGTTTAGGTGTTCTTCAGCATTGAGGTCATTCGCACACGCAAAGACATCTTGATCTTTAAAATTGTAATATGCGTTTTCTGCATAATGCTGCATGATCATTTTGAGAGCATAATCATACACTTGAATTTTTTCTGTAAAGCCACGATTTTTATCAATCATGAAATTACCACATTTTGAAACTAAAACTTGATCGTCACCACGCATTTGGAATTTAAAATCATCAGTTTCAAACCATTCTCCGCGTTCCCATTTCGGGTATGTTAAAGTTTTAAGCATACGCTTTACTTTATGATTAGCGATTGCCCATCTAAAATATTCAGTTTCATAAACAGGTTCAATACCACCTGAAATACAACCAGCATAAATTGAAAGATTACCTGTTGGAGCGACAGTTAAAATTTGAGAGTTACGAAGTCCATATTGTTTAATCAAATTTAATGTTTCTTGGGTGAGAACACCAGAATTTTTAATAAAGCCTTGATTTAAACATTTATTAGAATCCCAAAGGATAAATGAACCTTTTTCTTTAGCTAATTCAGCAGAGGCTTGATAAGCTGTGTTAGCAAAAATTGACATTAAATATTCGGTAAATTTCAAAGCATCATTAGAACCATATTTCATACCCATCATCATTAAAGCAGAACCATATCCAAAAATACCAGCACCGATTTTTCGTCTAAGTTTGGCTGCTGTTTTAAGTTCATCAAATGGATAACCCGAAATATCAATAAGGTTATCTAATGCTCGAACAAGAATTTTGGTATCCTGTTGAAAGCGTTCAAAATCAAAATATTCTTCAAAATTATCCAAATGCTGAAGATCATTTTTGAAATGTTTTTTGAGAAATTTAACATTAACATAAGAACATAAATTCAAGCTACCAAGGTTACAAATATCACCTAAATGTTCATATATAATACCATTTTTTTCGAATACACCACCATCAGCTAACATGGAGATTTCGCCACAAGGATTAGTACCAGTGACTTTTTGATAGTGAATAACATTATTATATCGATTGGCGTTATCGATAAAATAAATACCTGGTTCATTTCGTTTATGCATATTTTCGATCAAGAAATCCCAAATTTCTTGAGCAGGTTTAGTTTCATAAATTACTTTTGGGTATCCTTTTTGTTCCCATTCATCAAAATCACCATTCCATTCTTCATCATATTTTTCAAAATGAATATCTGGAAACCAGAAATCCCAATTTTCTTGAGCTTCCAAAGCATTCATGAAAGCATCAGGAATAATCACAGACATGTTAAATTTTGTCAAAATATTCGGTACAGATTTTGCTTTTATATAATTCATAATTTCAGGGTGTCGAATACTTAACATAGCCATTTGGGCACCCTTACGAATTTTCTTTTTAATTTTTGCTTGATTTTGTTGGTGTACTTCTTCAGAAGAACCTCTTGTAATGATTTCAGCAGATTTATCATAAATTTCCATAAAAGCAACAACACCAGGAGTTCCTACACCTACACCTTTGATTAATGTTCCTTTTGGTCTTATATGATTAAAATTAAAACCAATACCACCTTCAGTTTTAAGGATTTCAGCAGCATTTTGTAAATCAGTGAAGATATTTTTAATTGAGTCTACAGGTTTAGTGGCACGTTGTGCGCCATAACAATTAAAAGAATGAACGTTTTTCATTCCTGTACCAGTATTAGCAGTTACACGTCCTCCAAAAAATATACGTTTTTCAATCAAAGAATCATATAACATATGAGTCATTTTTTCAGTTTCGTTTTGAAAAATAGTATTAACTAACCTTTGTTGAGTTTCTTCAATTGTTTCTGATTGGTCTTGATAGTTGTCACTCCAAACCATTTGTTGAAAATCATTAATAAAGAAATTGTTTTTCATTTAATTGTCCTTCCACAAAAAATCTATAAATTCATAAATCAATTTAACTTGTTTATCACTAAATTTCCATCTAATATTAATATTATCTTCAGCCCATTTATAAGGACCTTCTGTATTTTTATATTCTTCAGCCATAGCACTCCAATCAGCAACCATTTCAGCTAAATAAAGTGTAGGCATAGTTGTCGCATCAATTAGTTCTTTAGGTTTATCTCTATTCTCTGAATTAATAGGGTTTCTATTTTCTGACCAAAATTCTGGATGATGGGGATTAGTCAAAACATGATGAGTTGTTGCTTTCAACATTTTAGATTTCATATCTTCAGGAACATCAAAATCAATTCCTTTAAATTTACATTTATAAGACCATGAAATAACAAGATATGGTGTATATTCGGGTTCACTGAATTTAGATTTATCATGTTTATTGGTAATACGAATTAAGTCACTCAATTCATCTTTATAAGCATTACACAATTTAGCGGCATATTTCTGTACACGATGAATATGTTCATTAGTTCTTTCATCAAAATGATTTTTCATTTCTTCAGTAATCATGATAATTTTTCCTCCAAAAATTTATTTTCATCACCATTTTTATCCATTTCATTTTGGGTGATTTCATATCCAGTACCAGTACCTTCAGCACCAAACCAACCTGCGCCTTTCAATTCAAAAACGCCTTTAAAATCCATCATTCGTTTGAGTTCACCATGACAAACATCACAGCAAATTTTATCTTTAATTTTATCATAGTCTTCTAATTTTATTTTGACTTCCGCGACTCTACCACAATCTTGGCATTTGAAATCATACAATGGCATTATATTCTCTCCTAAAAGTTTTCTTAGATTTACTCAATTTCAATTTTATTAATGTTTCACCTTTAAAACCCGAATAGATATTATCCTTAATTAATTTTCTAAGAACACTTCTATCGATATTTTTTTCAATCAATTCTCCAAAATCTTTTGCTTTAATACCTTGAGGCCAAATGAAACATTTTTCCCCTTTTTGAATATATTTTAAAGTTTTTTCTTCACCAGTTCTATCGTTATCAAACACGAATACTCTTTTAGGTAATAAATTTAGCACAGGTTTTGATAAATCGGCTCCCAACATAGCTATAGAATTAGAAACAACAAAAGAGTCTATAATTGATTCAAAGACATAGACAATTGAAGTTTTGTCAACGTCAAACAAATTATAGACTTTATAAGAAGTATTGGGCATAAATGTATGAAAGCGTTTTTTATTAATTGATCTTCCTTGGAATCCATACATATTTTCCTGATCGTATCTTAATGGAAAAATCAACATTTCTCCAAAAGAATATTTTTTATTAGGAACATAATACAAAGTTTTGATAATAGAATCTGGAATTTTTCGTTTTTTACAATATTCTAAAGCATCAATAGCTTTGGGATCATCCAAAGGGATAAATGTTTTAGAGTTCAAAGGAAAAATATATTTTGGTTTTTCCTTCAATTCATTATCAGGATTAATATTTATATATTTTTTTTTGTTATGAATTTTTCCAGATTTAATATCTTCAATATATTTTTTCTTTTCAAAATCTTTATATTTGTTGAAAAGAGAAGGGTCAACTAAAGAAATAAATTTACGAACAGACATACCTTCAGGTAAACAATTATGGCACATGTAGGTATTATGATCATATTTCACCCCTGCTAAAAGAATCCACCCACGTCTTTTTTGAGGGCTTTTCCCTTCATTACATAGAGGACACGAAAAATTATAACCGGCCTCTTTTCGTTGAAGATTTCTCAAACTCAATTCTTGGATGAATTGAATTTCATCATAAGGGTCTAGCATGCAAATTCACAAATTTCATTTTTCGAAATAATTTTTGAAGTACAAGGTATCACGCTTTTTTTAATATTTTTAAGGTTATATTCCTGATTATTAATAATACATTTCTCAAGATGTTCACAATGTAAACAACATGTATTTGAATCAACATAGCAAAATTCTGGTCGAATATTAGCTGAACAGAAAAATTTATTATCCATCATTGTTTCTTCCATTTTGATTTCCTTTCTTTAGGTGAAAAAATCTTCGATTGATGTTTCTACAACTTTTTTAATGTTTTGTGTGGTACTCACAGCATATTTGTCTTTTCGATCAATTAGTTTAAATTGATTTAATTTTGTAACCATTGTTCTCAATCTTTTTTTAGCACAAAACGACAACAACTTCGAATTGTTAAATTTTCCTTTATTATATTCATTATACGTTGATAATATATTTTCGGCAACTTTTTTTGGAATAAAATCGAAATCAATCATTTTTTGATTAAATTCATAACGAGCCTTCATCTCAGGGTTTGTTTGTAAATATAAATCTAACCCTTCATTTAAAATTTTCTCAGCCGTTTTAGGTCCCACACCTTTTTTGATTTGTTTGATATTATCATCACCAGCGATAATAAAATGAAGTTTTTTATGACGTTCTACATCAATCGGTGGCACAATCTTTCGTTTAATAGGATCATATAAATGTATATTTTTGGTCTGTAATTGATGAAAATCTTTATCACTTGAACAAATAAACACATCTTCATCTTGTGGAGCATTTTTAGCTAGAACAGCAATTATATCATCAGCTTCAGCTAAATCAACCTTAATAACTTTAAAATCTGAAGCTTCATCTAAAATTTCCATTCCTTCATTAAATGCTTCCCATAATTTATCCCAAGGAATATCAAAATCTTTTTTTCGGTCACCCTTATATGTTTGATTCTTATATTCTGGAAAAGATTTAGTATTTTCAATATAGAAATCATGACGCCATGATGGTCTGGAATCTAAAGCTAGTATAACTTCATTCGTTGTACTAGCTTTAAATTTTGATGTCATTGTTAAAATTGAATTGAAAATCAACATTATCATATAACCATCATTAATCTTACCTGTTGGTTTTGATATTCCATTTTCATCAGGACGATATTCTAAAATATCTTTTTTCATCATGTGGAAATTTCGTTGAAATAAATGAGACATATCTATAATAATCATTATTCAAATACCTTTTTAAAGTTTTCCTACAGGACGAATAATTTCTTGTTCTTCTTCTTTATTAACAGGAAGAATATTTCCGCTTTCATCTCGTTCATAAATTCGTTTGGATTCAATTTTCTCAATTTTTTCTTGAATGGTTTCACCGGGAATATCATTCCAATATTTACCCAAAATATTATACATTTGAACACTTGCTTCCATTACTTCTTCGGCAAGTTTGGGATTTTGTTGATCTTGCTCAAATTTATTATTAGCATTGAAAACAACCATCCCCGCTTCCAATAAATCTAACAATCTTTCATATCGTTCACGTAAACCTACTTCACCACCGCATGTTACACATCTTAATTGACTCATTATTTTTCTCCTTTAAAATGGAATAATTGTATCTGAATCATCAACTATAATTTTTTTCCTGAACAATTCATCTAGAAAAATTTCGACAACTTTAATTCGAATTTCTTTATCTAATTTCAGCAACAACCCCAATTGAGTATCACGAATTTCATCCATATACCGATTCAATTCATCAATTAATGGAAGTTCTTCATCCCTATATACAAGGATATTAATTTCCTCTTTGATATATTTTTCATCATTGAATTTAATTTTGACATTTTCAATGTTGTACATTTTATTATCACTATAATTTCTGTTGAATGTCAATTTGATATGTTTATCTTCATACTTATGTAATCTTTGCATCAATTCAAAAAATGTGCTTCTATTAAATACCACATCCCAATCTGAATCAGGTTTTTCACCACCCCATCGTCTGGAACCAATAAGGATGCCATTATTGAGCAAATATTCTACCATACCTTTAAGCAAATTATCAATATTCATTTTTAAACCATACCTCTCGTTTATTTTGAATTAAATACTAACGCCAATTCAAATTTAATTTGTTCAACTGTATGATCATCAAGTCTATTACGGAAAGAAACAATCATTTGATTTAGTCTCATCCTCAAATCTTTCAAATCTGCTTTTGGATTTGCTTTTAAGGTCGCATCTGAATAAAATAGAAAAGCCAAAACCAGTTTTTGAGTTGTTTCATCTGCTTTCCGTACACTTGGGTGCGATACCCACGCATCTAAGGCTTTTGAAAGACCATAAGAACGTACATCTTGAAAAATCGTTGAAAATGTTGAAAGCATCGCACTTCTTGTTTCGTCAAACGGCACATTATCTGCCTTTTCCATAGCCACAAAATCTAAAATGGAAAAGCTCACTTTCATTGACAAATCTCGTTGTTTATCAGTTATAGCATTCGCTGTTGAAATAATCGAACCCGATACCATCATCATCAATACAACCATAATCATTAGTTTCTTCATTTTTTTCATCCTTTGTTTGTGTTAGTCAAATTTCATTCCAATATCTTCAGTTGCTTCCCTATCTTTTTTTTCACGAGCTTTTTGTGCTTGCCAATTTAATTCATCTTTTAAATGTTGTGGTAATTCTTGTTGGTCTTCAGGTAAATCTTTTAATCTCATATGAGATCTATCAACACCTAAAGTATAAATTTCGTTAATATTGTCACCATACCGAGTTTTCAAAACTTTTAATAGATATTTTCCACTCTTAAATAATTCTTCATTTTGAATAATAGCATATAAACCATCAACAGTCATTGGTAAACCATAAGAATCAGCAGTATCGGACATATCAGTTTCATTACCCGATTCAGAGCCGCCTCGATTAGTTTGAGTTGCGGTTAAACAAGCACAATTAAATTCTCTTGCTAAACCTCTCATTTCTTCCGCGACCGATTTTACATATAAGTAAGAATTTGAAAGAGCGGCCGCAGGTAATCTAAATGAGGAGAATAAATTAATATAATCTAATATAATCACATCGGGTTCAAAACCATCTTTTAATTTATATTCTTGTAATAGATTTTTAAGATGTAGGGCATTACAAGCACCTGCTGAATATTCTTTAATTTTAAGTTTTCCACTTACTTTTTCATATATATTTCTTATTTTTTTAAGGTAAGATTTACGGTCTAATTCTAAGTTAAAATTATCCATTGCCATATCAAGAAAGTTAGCATCAATTCTTTGGGCAATAAGATTTTCATCCATTTCACCAGAAACATATAAAACATTATAACCTGAACGTGTTAATGCTGTTGCTATATGACACAACCAAAGAGTTTTACCAATATTTGTACGACCTAATAAACATGAAATGGATTTACGACGCAAACCATTATTAAAAGCATTATTAAGAGCATCTACATCAAAGGCGATTAATTCTTCTTCATTGGTATAAAATTCATATCTATCAATTGCGTCTCGAAAATAATCATGACCTAAAGAGATTGAAAATGAAATAGATAAAGCATCTCTGAATAAATCTGGCAAAGAACCTTTTGTAATATTTTTTTCAGAGTTTTCATCCATAACAATATCAACAGCTTTTTTGAGAACATTTTCAAAAGCCATATCTTGGGCGAATTTTTCTGTTTCGTTAAACAACAATTCATCATCAACATGATCCATTTTTTGGATTTTTTTGATGTAATTAAGAGCTTGGTCTGTTTCACCTTCGGTTAAACTCATATCATTTTCAATGAGTAATCGAATATCAGCACCTGTTGGTTGTTTATTATATTCATCAGAATAAGCTTTAATTTTTTTGAATATAATTTGCTCATTTTCATCAAAAAATTCTGGCTGTAAATGAGCAATCACTTTTCGATAATAATTCGGTTGAGATAACAACCCTCTAAAAATATTTTCTGAATTCATTTATTATTTTCTTCACTTACTTGAGAGATTAATATATTCGGGTTTTTATAAATTTTCGAAGATTTTAATAATTGAGCATTTCGGAGAGACATCTCACCAGTTATACCTCTTTCACCAGTTTCAACAATATCAAATGTAATACGATATAAATTTTGCTCATTTGATCGAGTTTTATTCATTTTTTCTCCTTTAATGTCCTTATATTAAACCTAAAAAAGAAAATTGTCAATTTATTTCATTATTTATTTTCATATAAGCCAAAATCACATCAGATTTTCCAATACCAGCAGTAACTTTATTTCGATTCAATTCATCCCAAGGAATTTTTTTTAATTTTTCTAAATCACCCTTAATTAAAATCCAATGATAATCATCTTGAACTTCTGACCTAATGGTTGTATATTTAGCATTCTTTGTATTCCGTTTCACAGCTAAATCCCAATCCCAATATAACCATTTTTTGGCACCCTCAGTTTTATTATAAATGTGAATTTCTAAATCATCATGGGATGTTGGTGGTTTTGATAATCTCAAATTAACATCTGAATTGCTTTGCCATATTTGAAAAACACATGGAATATTTTTAATCTTATTTTCGAATATGAATGAATTTTTAGGAATCTCTACACTTTCAACCAAGTTAAAATTTTTATTAATTTTATTTTGAGCAATATAGGAATTTTGTAAGGTTAAAGGTAATATAAACGCGATTGTATTAGCTATTGATGAGCTTTTATTAATAAAATCCACTGCTAATTTACCTTTGACACCAAAGGGTGGGTTTCCAACAATTAAATAGTTTTCGTTATATGATAAATTATTACAAAACCAATCTTGTTGAATTATATCACTTCGTTCTGGTAAAATGTCAAATGCTATTATTTCATTATCAAATTTTTTTTCTAAGACATCAATAAATTTTCCGTCACCAGCACTTGGTTCAATAAAAATTGTCTCGGCTCTAACATATTTCTCCAATATGTTTAAACAAAAATCTACTGTTGATGGTATTGTATACCATTTGTCTAATTTTTTATTCATGTAAAGTCCAAAAATTAAAGCTCTATTCGAATATAAAATTATATCAAATAGAGCTTTAAAAGTCAAGTAAAAAATATTATAAATCTTCTGGTGTTTCCCCTGATAAATCAAGAACAAAATCAGCATCACCATAACGGAACATTTCGGTCAAAACTTCCTCGAAACCTTGATTAAGAAAATCCTCCCAAAATTCAGTATCTGTACCTTCTTCCACAATTTTTTTAGAAACTTGAGGTAGAGTTTCTAACCAAGCTTTGTATGCTGTTTTGGCATCAGCAGTCTTACCCTTACATTCATCAGGAATAATACCACCAATATTAACTCGATAACTTCTTGCTCTTTCAGGTAAAATTAACCATTTTGAAGTTTCGGCAGCAATATCTAAACCAGAATAACGAGCCATACCCTTATCAAAACTGATTTTAAATTTCACTTTAGTTTTTTCACGTGCTAAACGATTTTTAGTAGCTTTGGATGTGAAGATTCCACCAATAACATCTTCACCTTGTTTATATTGTGCTTTAGTGAGTTCTAAAGTACATGAATTGGCATAAGCTGGTCCTGAACCACCAGCAACTGTATTCCCACCAAAAAATGAGCCAATGGTGGCATAAACATGGTTAACGGCCATAATGGGAACATTCAAAACACCAGCTTTCACAGTTACTGTTCTAAATAGTGCTTTTAATTTTTGGGCGCGAGTCATATCGCGAGTTCCTTTGCCATCTGTAGCATCTTCCAATTCTTTAGTAGATGAGAGATTTCCTAAAGAATCAATAACAATCATTACTCGATCATCTTTACTTAAATCATCAAGAATATTCAAAATGGAAGTTGTTAATTCTTCAACAGTAGCAACAGGCACATACATGAGTTGAGATAAATCTAACCCTCTCTCACCCATAGAAGCAGCATCATTAGCAGCTTCGGAATCATAATAGATAATGAAATAACCATCTTTTTGGGCGTTTTTGACAGTTTCTAAACAAACAAATGTTTTACCAGATGATTCTGGTCCAGCCATTTGAATAACTCGACCTGAAGGGATACCTTTTCGGGGAAAGCTTGAAATTTGGGCATTAAGGATTATTGAACCAGTGTCAATATAATCTCTAATTTTACCATAATTGTCGTCATCAAAAAAACCAGCGTTAGGGTTTTTACTAGCACTAAGCATACGTTCTCTCATTGATTTTGCCATTTTATCTCCTTTTTAATTGCTTTATTCCCCTGTGCTGAATTGCGGTGGGTACTTTTAGCTTAAAATATTATATCGGCGTGTTTTCTACGTTTTTTATTTATTTTTGGATTTTGGGTGTTTTAGATAATCAACCCATTCTGGTCTTAACTCACCTAATTTATTTGTTTTAATAAATTCATTAGCTAATTCGGCTGCGATGGCAGAATCATGTTTGGCTGAGAAAGTGACTTTTTCATCTCTCGTGGTCAACCATCCTAAAAAACCGAATATAGCTTCTGATGAGTTTAATTTTTTCATTAATAATTCGCAGTTTCTTGGATACGTGATTGATTCACATTAATACTAATTGGTACAGCAATTGGAGGAAAATCTACTGGAATATCACCTGAATAAGCGGCAGCTGTATTAGCTTGTTCCAAGTTAGGGTTTGTGGTGTAAATATTACCACTAATAGTAACCATACCATTGCTGTCTGGTGCTGATATTGCTGCGTCATAAATTGCTTCATAACCTAATACATTAACGACTAAAGCCATAATAATACCTCTTTATAAGAATTTTTTAAATTTATCTAAGCTGGATTCATCTGATTCTATGTTCAATTCATTTCGAACTTTTTCATTTAATATTTGAAGAAATTGAGTGTCATTTTTATCGAGACCTTCTTTAATCATTTCTTCAATAAAGCCATTCCATATTTCCCCAACAAGTTTTGCGGGTATTTTGGCTTTACGAGATAATCTCCTGAAATAACGTTCTTGTGATTGAAACATAATTTTAAAATCCTTTTTATATATTCTTATTTATAATTATGATTCAATCAATTTAATTGTAGAGAATCCGTTTTCTGGTTTAACTTCAAATAATCGGTCAATTTTTTCAGGATCGATATTCCCAGAATGGCTCACAGTAATAATTTCTTTATTTTCCTTAGTTGAAATTTCTTTTAAAATATCGAACAAAATATTTTCGCCATACAAATCCACACCAGTTGTAATTTCATCTAAGATTAGGACATTACAATTTGACTTTCGGTTTTTAATTTGGCTGAAATCGATAAATGTAAACAACACTGACAAATCGATTCTACGTTTTTGACCTTCTGAGAAACAATTATAACTTGAATTTTCTTTATAACGTGAACCAATAACATCATTAAATTCGGTATCGAAATAGAACAATATATTGGTATTAAATTTTTGAAGATATGTATTCAATATTTTATTAATATGTGGTAAATATCGTTTAATAATAAAAGATTTAATACCATCATCTGATAGTAATGTTCTAAGGATTTTCAAATGTTTTTGTTTTTTTGTTAAGTTGTTATATTCCACTTCCAAATCATTTTTTTGGTTTATCAATTTTCGCAAATTAGATTTGTCTATTACTATTGTTTCTTTTGCTTCCTCTGACTTCGCTATTTCATTCCCAACACGTTTAATTTCTTTTTTGGTACTTAGTATAGTGTTTTTGACAAACGTGCTATTAAAGAGCATTTTTTTAATTTTATCTAACCTATTAGAAAGGTCAACTTGTTCATCTTGAGCAACCGAAATTAGATTATTAAATTCTTCAATTTCCTCTTTCAAATCAATTAAAGATTCATCTTGTTTCATTTCTTTAATTTTGGGACAACCCGCACAAGTAGATTCAAATAATTCAATTTTGTTTTCCAATAGAATTAATTTTGTTTCTAAATTCTTGCGTTCTTTCTTATTCTTTTTAATAACATTTTTAATTGATTCGATTTTCTCCTCAAGAGAAGTTCTTGTAATTGTATATTTTTGTAATTTTTTTTCGGCTAAAACATATTCTTTTAACTTTTCATCCAATTCAATCATTTCATTTTTCAAATCAGAAATCTTGATTTGAGCTTCTTTATCCATTTTTTCTTTAATTTCAATCAAAGATTTAATGTTATTTTCTTCAGCAAAAATCAAACTTTTGTTGGATTGAATCTGTTCTAATTTCAAATCAATTTCATGCTTAACCTCAAAGAGTTTATCTCTTGCCAAAATATTCATATGAGAAAAAACTTCAATTCCCAAAATAGATTCTACAACTTGACGTTTCTCCAATTTGGGTAAATTCATGAAGGAAAGATTTTTAGTCATAGACTTAATAACAGTTTGATTAAAAACACTTTCGTTCATTTGAAGAATTTCTTCTTCAATGATTTTTTGATAATCTTTGCTTGAGGACGATACAGGAATTAATTCATATTCTTCATCCTTCAATAACCATACACGTAATAATGCGGGTTTCAATCCACGTTCAATAATATATGATTTATTATTAACATCAAACCAAATTTTAACAACAAGATTCTTCTTGTTAATCCAATTGACAAGATTTTCTAATTTTTGTTTACGGTATGTTCTACCAAACAATCCAAAATATAAAACATCAACAACACACGATGATTTTCCTGAACCATTTTCACCTGAAATACGAGTAATTGAACTAGGTTCAAATTCCCAAATTGTTGGTGTGTTACCATAAGATAAAAAGTTTTTGAACTCTGTTTTCTTAAATTCAATCATTCTTCAACAACCTTATCAGAACTTTCTTTATATAATTCTTGAAACATCTCTATTAAGTAATTTTTATCTATATCTTGTTCAAAGGTCATTCCATCCAAATATGATGAAACTGTTATTTCTAAATCCGTTTCTTCTTGAATCTGTTCTTCAATTTCAGATACGTCAAATGATTCAATGATTTCATTAGAATCTACAATTTCAATCTTATAAGCATCTTTACTTACAGTAACCAATGATTGATAAAAAGTATCAATTAATGCTTGATGTTCAACATTTTTTAAAATTAATTTACAATAATTGTTTTTGGCCAATTCAATAGCTTCATTAACATCAATATCAATTAATGTTCTTTTCTTAATACCCGCGACTTGAATTTTTTGATTTTTATTTAACTCTGAATAATACAATTTCAAAAATTTAGGATTGACTTTGTTTTCAATATATTTGACTTTGAAATCATCCCCTAAAGTATAAAACCCTTTTGTTTCCCCATAATCATTCCACGTTATTGGATATTGAGTTCCAATATATCTAAGATTCTTCTTTGTGGATTTAATATGAAAATGACCACTAAATATTAATTTGAATTTTTCAAAATCACCGACTTGAAAACCCTCATCAGCATACATATTAGAAGTCATTTTAAAACCAATAGTCTCAAAATGTCCACAACAAATATCAGCAGATTCTTTGAATTGAAATTCCTTTGTGTTAATAACCCAAGGAACCATTAAAAATGTATATTTTCCAATCTGAATTTTTTCTTGGTCTTCATATATTTTAATATTGCTGAATTCGCGAGTGTTCTCAATTAAATAATTGATCTCCATTGAAGATTTATAATACAAATCATGATTACCAACCAATATATGAAGATTTATATTGTTATCTTCAAAAAATTTGAAAAACCGATTCTTAATTTGTTGGTTAATCCATAAATCAATAATATTTCGGTTATGAACTAAATCACCACAATGAATTACATTTTTAATGTTATTTTTTAAACACCAAGGAAAAAATTGTTCCTCGAAAAATAACATCATACTTTCAAATACATTTTTGTTGAATGATTTATTGCCAAAATGTGTATCTGTAATAAATGGAATTAAACCTTCATTTTGAAATTTTTTCATAATTCGTCTTTTAATAATTCTTCAATAGGTGTGATTTGGGTTTTTAAAATTCGTTCTTCTTCTTTTTCAATTTCTGCTATACCAATATTATCTTCATCCTCGTAAAATAAAGTAATATCATGATAATCATTTTTGCCCATTTTTTCATCTCCCTCTTTTAACAATTCAAATTTAAAATCGGCAAATTTCTTTTCTTTATTGATACATTGGATAAACGCATTATGACAATATTGGGTAAAATAAGCAAATGCGTTATTTGATTTTTCGGGATTGAAATTATGGGCATATCTAATACAAGTATATATCGCTTCTCCTATCATATCATCTTTATATGTGTAACCTGAAAAATTTGGTTTTGATGAATATCTTTTTGCGATTTTATAAAAAGCATCTGCCATTTCATATGGTACGGGTGGTAACGGTTGATTTGTTTTTTGGGCTTCTTTATATTCTTTTACCCATTCTGTTACTATTTCTGTAAATATTTTATTATTAACATAATGTTCATGTTTTATTCTAGCCATATAATTATCCTTTTTATTAAGTTTTCATTAATTATACACCGCTTTCTTAATTTGTCAATTTTTATTTTATTTTATATATTATGGACTTCCAATTAAGACCTTTTTCATCATATATTTTTTCTCGTTCCTTATAATGCTTTAATGAAGTGTTAGAATAAATGGGATAATTTTTCATTCTAATGGAACAATCATCCACAATGTCAAAAATGGTAACTTTCTCTTTACCTTCCATCTTCCGTAAACCTCGACCAATGGATTGTAAAACTTTGACTTTGGATTTATAACTCGAAGCAAAAATAATATTGTGAATATTCTTAATTGAAATACCAGTTGAAAATGTACCGTAAGAAGCTAATAAAATCATATTATCTTCTAAATCCACCTTCTTTCGAGTCATTTCCCTTTTTTCAGTTGAAACATTACCATCAATATATACAATTTTTTTCTTGTTGTGAAACGCTTTTTCTAATTCTTCTTTTAAAGGAATACCATGTTTCTCCTTTTTAGCAAATAAAATCATGGTGTTCCCCTCACATGAATTCTTAATTAATTTAATCAAAAATTCATTGCGTTCAGGAAAATTATGAATGTAATCTAATTCTTCATTATAAGCTGAAGGACCTCTCAAACCCTGTGCTTTTAATTCCTTTTCTTCTTGACGAAGATTGGTCATTAAAATAGCAGCTTCTTTTCTTCTTTGTTGAGAATATTTTAATATTATAACCATTATATTGACTTTAGGAATCCAACCTTGTTCTTCCATTTCTTTATATGTGGTATATGTAGTAATTGGACCCAATGAACCAACAATATTAAAATAATTTGATAAATCATCTTTATTATTTTTGGATGGATATGTACCAGACATACCAATCCTCCACTCCGCATTACAACACCAACTCGCAATATTTTTTAAAGAAGTGGCTTTAGCACCATGACCCTCATCAATAATTAAAGCATCAAATTGTTCAAAAATGGTTTTATCTTTATATAATGATTGCCATGTTGATATAGTTATAGGAGCCCCAAACCATTTTTCTTGACCAGAATAAATTTTATGAACATTATCGCGTACATTATCCCAACCAAAATCAAACCAATCACCATAAGATTGTTCAACTAATGTTGTAGTAGGAACTATCATTAATAATTTTAACCCACGAGCAATTATATATCTCGCAATCATATATGATATTAATGTTTTACCACCAGATGTTGGCACTTCAATATTAATATGTTGTTTAGTTAAAGCATCATATACAGATTTATATTGATATGGTCTTGGTGTGGATGGTATAATTTTTCCGTGACGATCTCTAAATTGAATATTTAAAGCATCAACATATTTTTTAAATAATTTTGGATCTAATTCATGACCGACTTGAAAATCTGTTTGGATTTGATATCTATTTCGCGCAAAATCATACACTTCATTCAATAAACCTATAGGCAAATGTTGTGTATGTAAAGGAAAGTGTTTAATATAGCCATCCCACCAACCAGCTTTATATTTCGGATGGAATCTATAATTAGAAGCGTATGCTTGAAAATATCGTTCTAATTCCTGTAATATAATAGGATTAGAATCAACAAATGTCACCGCTGAATTTAATTTATTTATTTTGATTAAATCGTTCAATTAAAAAATCTTTCGTTAATTATCTATATTCTTCTTCAACATCTTCAGGTTTTAAAGCAGTGGCTCTTTTCCAAGCGTCATTCCAATCATCAATTTTATGTTTGAAAAATAATCTAGCTTCTTTTTTAGCATCACTAAATTTTTTATGATCAGAACTACTATTACTAGCTTCAATTGTAGTAAACATTCCATCATAATAAACAGTATAATAAGACCCCGGCGGAGCGTTAATATCATCAGCACTTTTAGGTAATTCAGCCAATCCGTTTTTAAACTCTTTAAATCTTTGTCTAGTGTATTTAGTCAATTCTTTTTTGGCTTTAGCGAAAGTTGAATATTCCCCATATTTAGAAATAAAAATTGAGCTATAAATTCCATCTTCGACATAGCTATATTTCATTTTTTTATTATTTTCTTTCAAATAAGTGATAAATTTATTGTCCATGAGAAAATTTCATCCATTCTATAAAATTTTTGATTTCCCAACCACGGCTTTTAATGGCTTCTAAAGTTGCGTCAATATAATCAATCACATCATTTGTAATAGTTGCCAAATCAGCAATTTCGGCATATGATGGATCTGTTTTAATCATATTTTGGTATTCATCTTTGGTGTTCAATGTAAAAGGATAATCGGTTTTATAATATTCATATGCTTTTTTCCATGCTTCCATTCTTTTATATTCGAATGAATGATGTAATTGTAACCAATTAGCCCGAATACTCAACCATTTCATTGTTAATTCGGTATTGTTAAAAGAACTATGAAGGTCAGCTTTTGAAAATTTACAATCTTTTGTTCCGTCTTCTCTTAATTTTTTATATCGTTCGATTAATTCTTTTCTTCGTTCGTTATAATCCATTTTTTATATCCTTTATTAATATATTTATAATACCAAAAATATGAAAAATTGTCAAGAAAATCTTAAAATGATTTATGCATGTTACTCTCCCGCAAAATGTTGATTTTAGTATATCATGGGATTTTAAAACTGTCAAGTTTTTTTAGACAAAAAAAAACCTCCGTTTTTCAACGGAGGTTTTTAATATTATACGAATCTTCTACTTAGTAAAGAGAAGAACCAGCGATAGAGGAACCACTGAAATCGGCAAAGAAACGACGATAGTAATTGGATGCTCCGAAGAGATTTTCAATCATAGCGTAACGAGTCATGAAACCAATTTTTGGCTGGAAGCTGTTAGGATCAACAACTTTTTGAACCATCAATGGAACATATGGACAATAAACAAGACCAGTATCAAAAGCACCTGGACCTTTGTATCCAACAGTGATATAATCGATCATTGCGAATGTATCAACATAAACAGTGAAACGACCATCAAGAACACCAACTTTAGAAACACCAGTACCAGCACTAACAGTACCTGGAACAGCTGAATACATAAAGCTAGAAAGTGATTCAAGAGCAGTAGCAACGTTAGTAGAGCAAATTACGAAGTTACCAGCACCACGACGAGTAGTTAAAGCGATAGTGTTAGCTTCTTTAACGATACGTGTGTAAAGAGTACGGAATTTCTCAGCTTCCCAACGACCATCAGATACGTTAGTACCAGGAGCGATAGAAGAAGAAGTAAGACCATAAACCCAAGGATTAAGACCGGCAGTAGCAATAGCATTCATTTTGTCTACTAATTCACGGTCAATTTCAGCACCAACTTCATATTCGATGATGTTAATGAGTTCTTGTTCAGCATTAAGACCATGAACAGCTTTAAGGTCTTGAGCTAATTCCATTGAGTATTCAGCTTTAAGCTTACGAGTTTGTGCTTCAGCAGCAACACGCTCAAGGCTCATCTTCATAGTCTTCATAGCATTGGCACGCTCATCGTAAGTACCAGCAGTACCAAGAGCTTCGCCAGCTTGCGTTGTCATTTTAGAAGCATAATCTTTGAAAATGATGTTGAAACCAGCTTCATTACCAAGGGCAAGAGAAACATTTTCAGCAGCATTACCATCAATAATTACAGTACCACCAGATTTAGGAAGCGCAGTAACTGGATCAGCAAGGTCAACTAAAACACGACCAGGCTCAGCATAAACAACAACAGCGTCATCAGTACCAGAACCATCAAACTGAACAGCATCACCGACAGCATATAAAGATGGAGCAACACCTGGAACTTCTTCTAAAACGATAGCCCATGATTTAAATCCGAAAGGATTAGCTGAATCACCGCGATTAAGACCACTTTGGTCAAAAGGAGCAGGATAAGGACGGGCATCAGCTTCAGCACCATCACCATAGCGGAAACGGATAGCATAAGCGTAACCAGTAGGACCGTTAAGAGGCTGAACACCAACGAGATCGTTAGCTAAAAGTCCTGGGAATACACGACGTACAGCAGGCACTAAGATTGGAAAGAAAGGAGCCATATCCCCAGTATTATTTTGTTCTTCTTGAAGAACATATTCTTCCTGGTTTTCAAGAATTTGAGCCATTGCCTCAGCTTCTTGAACAGGCTTGAGCTTATTACCTTCAGCGGTAATAACATCATTCCATTTTTCAAGTAAAATTTTTGACATTTTTGTAATCTCCTATATTATACTAATTGTGTGAGGTAATCGGTCATTCTTGTTGGCTCATTTTCTTCGTCAAGTTGTACATCTTCAATTTCTTCATCAAGACGATTTTCGATTACATCTTCTTCAACATTAACGATTGATTCACCAAGAACTACGAGTTTGGATTTAAATTCTTCTGTATCACCATTGAAGGTAATAGTTTTAGCAATTTCACGGAATTTTTCTTGATCAGATTCCACTTCAAAATGAGCGGCAATTCCTTCAACAATTTTTTCAACTTTAAGAGCTTCTAATTCTTTACGAGTTTCTAGAAGTTCTTCGGTTTGAGTATTAATTGTTGCTTTTGCTTCTTCAAGTTCAGCTTCATTTGTAACAACGTCATCAGATAATTTCATATTGAAATCATTTACAACGCCTTCAAATACACTGAGAACTTTTTCTGCTGTTTTAATCTTCACAGCATTTTCAACTTGTTGCTCATTTTCCTGAGTAAACTCCTCGACAAAATAAGTGAGATATTCGTCTAATTTAGTAGTTAAAGTGTCTTTAAATTCACTAATTTCTACTTTATTAGATTCTTCAAGTTCTGTTTCTTTTGCTTCAATAGCAGCATTAACAGCACTTTCGAACATAGCAGTCATTTCGAGTTTAACCTCATCATTAAGCAGCTCTGAGTTGATTTTTTCAAAAAGCTGGTTTAGCATGATGGTTCTCCTATTGTTTGTGTTATTTTGGATAGTATGAATACTACCCTTAAATATATATAATTATTTATAACCAAAATTATTTATAAAAATAATTAAAATATTCAATTTTTATAATTATTCTTCGTCGTCATCTTCATCTTTTTTAGCAAAAGGATTCTTCTTTTTCTTCTTTTTCTTTGGAAATTTTTCTTTTTCTTCTGAATCCTC